CCATGTCGATCAGGAAGTCGAGCGGGGTCCGCTTGGTCGAGGTCGAGGCCGAGCCGGCCGAGGTGGTCGGGTCGATGGCGACCGAGCGGCGGTTGGCGACGGTGGCGTTGAAGCCATCACCCAGAGGGATGCTGCCGTCGATACGGCCGGCGCTGAAGCCACGGTTGGCCGAGGCGGCCTGCGTGACCAGACCCGCCAGGACGTCGGTGTCGACGGCGATCTTCATCTGCTGGGCCGCGTCGTTCGCGAAGATGTCCATCAGACGCAGATCCGCCTGGATCTTGTCGACGTCGTCCGCGACCACCGCGAAATACTTGCCCTTGTCGATGTTCAGATCGACCACCGACGCGACCGGCACCTCGGTCGTCAGCGACAGACCCTTGGAGTAGTCACGAATCGTGATGTTCGGGATGGTGCGGATCTTGACCCGGTCGCCCTGGTCCTTGATCTCGCCTTCCCAGTCCGTGTTCGCGATGGCCGCGAGGACGGTGCTGTCGTAGAACTTGGCCTGGAGCTTGCCAGACCAGATCTCCGGGATGAAGTTCCGGTTGGCGCTACCGACGGTACCGCCGTAGCCGTCGGTGCCGGAGCCTGCGCCGTAATAGTTACCGCTGACTGCGAGGGACATGAATCACTCCATGCCGCTTGCCGAGGGCATCACTGTCGGATGCGACCTTCGGTCTGTGCGGCGAAGATGTCTGCTTCGATCCGCTTCGCGTCCACGGGGTCCAGACGTCGGGCTCGGAGGTCCGCGTAGAACCTCCCGATCTCGGTCGTCGTCCAGATCTTCTTGCCGGGAGGAGGGGCCGACACACGGGAGGTGGGCGGCTCGATCTGATCGGCGAGAGGATCCTGTTCCGGGGGCGAAGCAGGGCTCTGTTCGCCGCCGTAGCTGGTGAAGAAGTTGGCGACTCGCCACGCATCCATCTGTGAGACAGCCTGATCGAACAGGTCCTGTCGCATCTGTCCGGTATACGGGTCGATGCCAGCGAGCCAAGTCAGGAAGTTCTTGTCCTCGTTCAGGGACTCCCACTTGGGGGCCTGACGATTCAGGTCCGTGTAGAACCGTTCCTTCGCGAGACGCAGCGTCTCGTTCCGCAGCTGGTCGACCGAGTTCCGGATCTCCCCCACCTCTTCGGTGGAAACGACCTCGGATGCGGCCCGCTTGACGACGTCGATGAACTTCTCGCCGTACTCCTCGACTTCCTCCGGCTTGAGCCGAGAGGGGGCGGGAGCGGCAGGAGCCGCCTTCGTCATGGCGTCTTGCAGCTGCGCCTTCAGGTTGCGGAGTTCCGCAGCCATCCGGGGGATCTCGGCCTTGTACTTGCCGTCCAGGACCTCGTACTTGCGCTTCCAGCTGTCGTCTTCCTGGGTCGCCACAGGGGCAACCGGGGTGACTTCAGTGGGCGGCTGAGTCGGGGTCTGTGCGGGTACTTCGGCCTTCGGTTCTGCTTCAGGAGCCGGAGTCGCTTCGGGTGTGCCCTGCGGCGGCGTCTCGGTGTTCCCGTAGACCTGACGGTGGAGTTCTTCCGCGCGTCGGTTCGCTTCTTCTACTGCTTTCGGCAGCGCCATCTATCTCTCCGTGAGCCATCAGGTCAGTCAGCCAGCCCGCAGGTATTGGCCTTCTTCCATCTGGTATTCACTGTGGTCGCGTCAAGTTGTCCTGGGAGCCGACGCCTCGGTGTTCCCCGGTTGCTCCCTCAGGGAGCCAGTTCCTTCAGCAGAAACCTCGTCATACGAACGGCTCCTTGCGCGCGGAGTACGTCGTTGGGGTCTTTGCTCTGGACCAGTTCGTCTTGCAGCGCGGCGTCGAGTTCTCTCAACGACGCGATGATCTGTTCGTAGTAGATGTTCCCGCGCAGCTGTGCGACGGAGTCATCGAGCTTTTGGTCTTTCACTTCTTGAAGCTCTGCTTCTGCCAGAGATCGCTGGAGAACCCGGAGCAGTCGCAGGCCCACTCCGACATCTCTGAGTTCTCGGCACCGACCATGCCACCACGGGCATACGGCTGGGCACCAACCCCGCCGACATCGGCCCCAGCATCTGTGCGGCGCTGTTCCGGAAGGCCCATCTGTTTGACCGGATCACCGCCGACCGACTTGCGCCGAGCGGCACGGCGCTCCTCCAGGTCTTCCATCTGCATCTTGCGGAGGGCCGAGGCTTCCTTGCGGTACTCGCCCACCTCGTTGGCTTCGTCACGCTGCCGTTTGGCATCCATGAGGCCCGCGCCGATCCCGCCAATCAGTTCCCAGTTCACTGCATCGCTCCTTGCGGGGGCTGGCCCTGCATCGCCTGTTGCTGTGCCATCGCCTGTTGCTGTTGCTCCTGAAGCTGCTGCTTGCGCTGCATCTCTTCAGGCTTGGGCACCAGCTTGTCGACATCGAGGTTGAGCGTCTTGGCCTGCTCTCGCAGCAGGTAAGCCCTGCGGTCGGGCGTGACGATCTGGAGATCGACTGGGTTGGTGACAGCAGCGAGGAACTCTGCCCTGCGGGTGTGAATCTGATCTTTCATCAGAGTCGCGACAACCCCTGTGGCGACGATCTGCGCGTCCGCCTTGATGGACGGGTCCTTGTCGTAGATCATCAGGTGGTTGTAGAGCCGGGTCAGGACGTCTGTGAACGCACGGTCCAGGCTCAGGATCGCGCCCTTGATGCCCTTGGCGGCGTTCTCCATCAGCATCGACAGGCCAGCTGCGGTCCTGCCGGCACCAGAGACAGCACTGGAGCCGTAGACGTAGTTCGGCACGCCGGTCACTTCGTCCGCGATCTTCTGGAAGTACGTGTAGACCTCCAGCAGCGGGCCGGAGTTCATGTCTGGCTGGTTGAATCGGATCGCAGGCTGGCCCGACCCGGATCTGTCGGAGGTCGTCTGGTAGATCTTCATCGGATAGAGTTCCGTGACCTCCTCGCCCTTCGCCAGACGGTCGATGTTGATCTCGACCATCGGCCCTGAGGCGAGCGCCATGTTGTTCGCCAGCGCACGGGCGGCGGCGTTACACATCGACTGGACGTCGCGCATCAGTTCGGGGAGAGCCTTCCCAGCCCACGCACCAGGGATGTCCTCCCAGCACCGCTTGGAGTACGGGCGACGACCCAAGGGATCAGGGTTCAGCCGGCACAGCACCGTGTGCCGACCAAACTGCCACGCATTGACCTCGTACTCCCGGTTCGGGTCGACGTTCTTCATGCCCCACTCAAGCAGGATGGACCCGCTTACGGACCCCCAGAAGGACAGGCCCTCGATGAGGTCGGAGGAGTGGGCGGCGATGGACGACATCCCTTTCAGAGTGGTCTGTTCGGTGTCGGAGTACGTCCATTCGCGAAGCCCGCCCCTGCCGTAGGCTTGGATCACCTCATCCACCATGTCGTTGCGGACGTTCGGCAGCCCCTTGAGGGCGGCGATGGCGGAGCGGGTCAGCTTTATGCGTTCTATGACATAGAGAGCATCCTGGGGGCTCGTTGCGTTCGGCGACCAGAAAATGTCATAGGGGCTGACCCGCTCGAAGTCGAGTGCGACCACATCCTTGACGATGGGCTTGAAGTCCTTGCCCCAGGTCAACTGTCGGCGGCGGCGGACCACTGGACCCTTGATGACGGCGTACGGGAAGGTCGTGAAGTCGTAGATCAGGTCCCCGACGACCTCGGACCACTTCGCCTCTTCCAAGATGTCGTCCATCTTGCGAGTCATCTTGGCGGTGGCTTCCTTCGTCTGGTCGCCAACCTTGGTCTGGACTTCGTCGTAGATCTCGTTGATCCGGACGCCGATCATTGCCGGGTTCGCCTGCATCCCCTGCTGGGCAATCTGCATGACCTCGGTCATCGCCGTGTTGACGATGGCGTCCCTCAGTTCGCTGGGAACAGTCGGCTCGGAGGTCGGGGTCAGCGTCCACGTACGGTCGGCCGACAGGATGACGTCCTTGATCCAAGACTCGGCGGCGCGGCACTTGACGTCGGTCAGCATCATGAAGACGTCCGCCCCGCCCTGCTCCGCGATCAGCATCCTCATGGACGGGTCGTACTCGCCCCGGCGTTGCCGCTCGCACTGCAACAGACGCTCGGAGAGGTCCTGCTTGGTCGTCAGGGCTTCGTCCCAGCAGTGCTTGATGTGCGTCGCCAGCCCGAGGTTCGAGACCGACTCCGGGATGTCCTCGGCCTTGGGCGGGGTTTCGATGGTCTTGAAGATCATGGGTTCTCCGTCACGCCCAGGCGGCGCGCTTCTTCGTCACTGGCATGGCACGGACGGGGTTCATCTCCCCCCGGATCTGGAGGCAGCCGTACTGGAAAGCGTCGTGTACGTGGCTGAACTTGTCCTTGACCGGACGGTCCTTGTACTTCGTTGATCCTGAGGCTCTGATCCGCTCGTACCGGTAGCCGCCGTTGAATCCCTTCCTGAGTTGCTTGCAGCGCGGGTCGACCAACAGACCCGGATCCCCGCCCACGTTCTTCTGGAGGAAGAAGGCCACAGACTCCCGGCGGGCGATGAACTCGTTGGTGACGGCCGGCTCGCAGAGGAGTCCCATCTCCAACAGTTCGTCCATGCAGGTCTTCTCGTTCGTCTGTGCCCGGGTCGTCCCAGCAGGGTCTCCACACGCTTCGATCCGGAATCCCCCGTACTCGGTGGTGATCTCCGGCATGACGACCTCGCCGTAGAACTGCCTGATGCCCATCCCCTCCGAGACAAGCTCGTTCAGCACCAGCAGCTGCCCCCTCGGGGACATCTGGAGGAACGTGCAGGCAGGAGTCAGGCCAAAGTCGAAGGCGAGGATCAGCGGAAGCCCTCGGATCGGCTCCAGCGGATTCGGGCTCATGTGGTAACTGTCTCGCCACTCCGGGTAGACGGGCTTGCCGTCCATCGTGGTTCCGTACAGACCGCACAGGAATACTCGGATGTAGTCCTCCGTCTTGCCGTCCAGCTGTCGGAGGTAGTACCCGTAGCCGCCAGGAAGGTTGTGTGCGTTCTCGGCGGTGGGATTCGGGAGGTACGTTCCGTATGTCTCCGAGTCCTCGTCAGCGTCGTAGTACAGGCCACCGGGCTGCTTGTAGAGCCTGTAGTTCTTCGGCTGCTTTTCCTCGAATAGCTCGTACCACCAGCTGTCGTCGTCGGGGGGGTTGGTGTCCATGAACACCCCCGTCCAGGTCGGCCCGCCGTTTCTCAGAGACGGGTATCGACCCACCCGCTGAGTCAGGGTGTCGAGGACCGCCTTCTCCATCAGGCCGGCCTCGTTCATCCAGCCCCCGGTGAGTTCCAGCGACCGCATCTTGCCGACGTCTTCGGGTCTGTCCATCGCGAGGAACAGGACCTCCATCTCCAGCCCAGTTCCTCGCGA